TAGCAGCGGGACGCCCGCGGGTATCACAACTCTATTGTGTCGCTTGACAAGTCCGTAGCGATAGGCTATACTAGGTGCAAGTCCTAGACGGACACTAGACCTAGCATGGTGCTAGGCTAAGCATGAGAGAGGATAGACCCTTGACCTATAACCCCTACGGGGGTTCGGGTAGTATAGTAGTCACGCCACCTAGCGTCCGTGCGTCTGATAGACGCTTGGGCACTAATGGGGCACGACTAAGCGACACTAAGCATGGTAAAGCCGTACGCCTAACGCGTACACGCCAACGCCACGCTGTCACGACCAACCGACCTAAGGTTGAGCGCGTACTACCGACCCTTAGCGAACAAGAACAGGAACGCCTAGCGCGTGCCCTTGCACTAGCCGAACGCGAACGCGAGTTCCGCGCCACGCTCCCAAGCGTCCACATAGACGCGAACGATTAAACACGACCATGAGAGAGGTACTAAATGACGGCACAAGATAGACTACTAGCCGAGGCGCGAGCCTACGATTGGCTAGAGGCGCGAGAGAGTGCTAAGGCACTATTCAACGCCAACCTGCTCCAGACGCCATGGCAACCTGCCACCAAGCAGACACGCCTACGCGGTCTCCAAGCCCGATAGCATTACGCCACGCCCGATACTGGGGGTAGGTCTAGGTTCAAGCCCTAGCGTGGCACGACTTGACAACAACGTCAAGGCATGGTAGGCTACGCCTATCACACTAGAGAGGTAATCGCATGGCACTAGTTCGTGATGTGGTCAAGGTGACCATTAAGGAATTAGGGTTCAACAAGGTTGAGCCTGTGTCCAAGCAAGATTGGCAGATAGTCAACAACTACCTGCTAGAGAGGTGCAAGGCATGACACTATCAACTAGCGACATGTTCGCACTACTGATAGCCCTGCTATCGGTCAACGTGGTACTCATTGTAGCGTTTCGCAGAGTCTATGTATTGGAGCGCAGACTTCGCAGATACGAGGGCTACTATGATGCACGATAACCTATTGCTAGACCTTACACAACGTGAGGTCGAGGTTATCCGCATGGCACTACGCCAGCAAGAGGATAACCATAAGCGTAACGACTTCCCGCACCTTGTTGCAGAGGTTCAGACCTTGCGCTCAAAGATTGCAGACGCAATAATTGACAACACTAGAGAATTGACAAAGGCATAACACTATGCTATACTACAACTACAAGATAACGAGAGGGGGTGAGATACATGGAGAATGATGATAACACTAGAGAGTGTACGACTTGTTCATCTACAATAGATGACGGAGACGAGATAGTCATGAACGAACATGCCTATTGCCACGATTGCGTGTTTATGTGTCATGGTTGTGACGCGGTGCATGACCTAGAGCAACACATTATGGTTGGTAGTGATACCTATTGTAATGATTGCGCTAGTTATTGCGAACGTTGCGAGGACGGCATGAACAATGACGACTCGCACACAGTAGACCATAGCGAGTCATGGTGTCAGTATTGCTACGAGAATTACGGTTTCTACTGTGAGTCTTGTTCAGATACTTACTCAGGCGATTGTACCTATGTGCAAGACACGCCATACTGTCAATCATGCTATGATGACGAGTGTTATTGGTGTGATGATTGCGAGGAAGCGTTCAGAACTGATGACCGCTGCGATTGCTACAACAATGACGGCTCTCGTTGTTGCCGTAGTGGTCGCACAGGGTTTGTTCATGACTACTCATGCAAGCCTAACCCTATCTTTAAGGGTACAACCAAGCACAACATGTATCTTGGTTTCGAGTTAGAGACAGAGTTGCGTGATGCTGAGGGTGGTGCAAGGTTCGCTTCTAGCAGACTAGACGGACTAGCATACCTCAAGCATGACGGCAGTATCGGTAATGGGTTCGAGATTGTAACTCACCCTCATACTCACCAAGAGTATCGAGAGAATAGCAAGTTGCTATGGGATACAATCGACACACTACGCAATGACTACCACGCTAGGTCATGGGATACAGATACCTGTGGCTTACACATACACCTAAGCCGTAAAGGTTTCAATGGTGGTGCACACTTACATAGGTTCATAGCCTTTGTGTACCACAATGCACCACACATGATGAAGTTTGCGGGTCGTAAGACTCGCTTCGCTAGGTTCAATGACGTCTACACCTTTGACGAGTTTGACCGCCCTGTGTTCTCTATCAAGCACAAGGTCGGTAGCCCTGAGCGTTACAGTTCAGAGCGTTACTCAGCGGTGAACACGCAGAACCTCAACACAATAGAATTGCGCTTCTTTAGAGGCACAATGAACACAAGCGGTGTGCTAAGTGCCCTAGACTTAGCGCAGGCTATGGTAGAATACACTAGGGAACTACGACTAGATGACGTCAAACTTGGCGCATTATCTTGGGAGTGGTTCGCTGACTATGTAAGGTCTAACAATGGACTTTACCCCGACCTATACACTAGGTTGGACAAGATACAATCAGTAGACATACACAACAAGATAGTTGCAAACGCGTAAGGGAGATGATAACATGTGCTTACTTATAGTATGCGAGCCCGACTCCATACCTAACAAAGCAGACTTACACGCTGGTGCGTGTAGTAATCCGCACGGATTTGGATTTGCTATACATGCTGGCGATAGGATTATCTCCGAGCGTAGCATGTCTGCAAAGAAATCTATTGCACGCTTCTTGGAATTGCGCAAGCAGTATCCAAGCGGTTACGCCATGTGGCACGCACGATACGCCACTCATGGTGTTAAGAACGAGCAGAACTGCCACCCATTCATGGTCGGTGGTGATGAGCGTACTTACCTAGCACACAATGGTGTGCTTGACATAAGTATCGGCAAGTCTGACAAGCGTAGCGATACGCGTGTCTTCGCTGAGGATACACTACCTAGAATTGGTGGTGTATCTGCACTTGATGATGATAACGTATGGATAATGGCTGAGACTTGGGCTAAGGGTAGCAAGATTGCTATCCTAACATGTGACCCAGCAGCCAAGCACCCTATGTATCTACTCAACGAGTCGGCAGGTTCATGGGATAACGAGGGCATTTGGTGGAGTAATCAGAGCCACAAGCGCACAACGTACCTAGAACCCAAGCCTATCAGTAGTTATACACGCAAGCCAAGCATGTATGACGACATGAAAGAGGAACTGTGGGACTACGCAGTAGATGTAGATGTGGACTTAGAAATCTGCCCCTACTGCGAGTCTGCCACAGACTTGACAGATAACCCGTACTACTGTAACATGTGCAAGTCATGCTTTGATTGTAGTATCTTCATAGATGATTGCCTATGCTACACACCAAACAAAGATTGGCAAAGCAAACGAAGCCTTGCCGATTTCCTATACTAACGAGAGGTAACAAATGTCTAACGACACAATCTTAAATCTTGCAGAGGAACTGCGAGTAATTGCTGACGAGATTGCATACAACGCAATCGACACTTCATCAAACTATCCGAAGCGTGGTACTATTGTGAAGGCACTAGCCTCACAGACACGCTTCAAGCCTAAGTCTATGTGGGTATCACTAGGCAACGGCACATACAAGCACCTTACAGGTAGCAAGGGACTTGTTACAACGCACGACCGCCTCGACGGCTACACAGAAGTAGTATTCGAAGCATAACATTATGTCCTGAGCATGACATTAAACTGCTCACTATTTAACAGAGAGGATACACAATGGTTACTTGGAAAGCAGTACTAACAGATGAGATGATTGCTCACTTAGATGAGCCAGTCAAGCAAGAACTACGTCGCAACTTAGACGAAGCAGTACAAGCAGTATGTGATGATTACCAAGTAGGTAAGGAATACAAGCATGAGTTATGAGCCACCACTTGACGACGACATAGCATTAGGGTATGATGATGACGAGGAACTCGACGAAGAGTTCGACGAGATGACAGAGATAGCACTAGAGAGATAGGGTTAACAATGGAAGGTCTATGTAAAGGTCATGACAACCCCGACCTATGGTTCTCAGATACGATTGAGGCTGAAGGTAAGGGCAGACCAAAGAAGGTCGACGTTGACAATGCTATACGCAACTCACGCATGGCACTTGCTGTATGCAAGAACTGCCCTGTCAAAGATGAGTGTCTAGCAGAGGGCATGTTGCCTGAGAACATAGACTATGGTATTTGGGGTGGCACTCTAACAGGAGAGCGACTACTCTTGGCTGGCTTGCACTTAACAAGTTCAAGACAAGCCAATGTAAGGTTGGCACAACGGATTAGGGAGTCACAACGAGTATGAAAGCACTAAGTTTCTTGCTACTTGTATTAGTAGTATTGTTTGCAACGGACAACTCAAAACAAAGCACGGACACAACAGACAAAGGCGTGCAAGTTACTTGGAGTAAAGCCGATAGCAAGGCATACGCTAGAGATAAACTCAGCGAGTGGCAAGATGAGCAGTGGTCTTGTCTCAATAGATTGTGGGGCAAAGAGTCGGCATGGAATGCTGACGCTTACAATACCATTAGCGTGATGGGGAAGCACGCTGGTGGTATCCCGCAACTATTGGGACTTGACCCTGCAACACCAGCACCACGACAAATTGAGCGTGGGTTGGATTACATTTACTATAGATACGGAACACCATGCGAAGCATGGCTACACTTTAAGAGGAAGGGTTGGCACTAATGAGTTTGTTAGAGGATTATAAAGTTATGTGCATGGCTTGCAACAAGCCTATCACAAACAATCCGTTGCGTGTTCCTGTCCCTGCAAAGGGCAACAGACCAGCAACAGAACACATGTTCCATTCATCAGGCATCGAATGTGCTAACGCACCTGAGGTTAACTACATTCTAATGCGTAATCCAAAACATCGAGGTGAAAGAGTTGGCTAAGCACGTAACAGAAATGAAGCCTGACTACACCAAGGCTATGGACATACGTGGTACAGCCACAACAGTATGTCCTTGTGGTTCAGAGATTTGGAATCTCAAGACTATCTTTGATGATGACGGCGAGATTGGTATGTATTTTCTTGACATGGAGTGTGCTGAGTGTGGTACACTAGCGACTGCGCCGACACCCATAGATATAGAGGAAGAAGATGACTGAGTTTCTACACGATGTGGTTAAGAAGCGTGAGCGTGAAGAAGAGTATCGCACGTTAATGATTGACCCACCAAGAATGGTATTACCTGCTGGCTTAATGAACGCAATCCAGCGTGACATGGAGAGACATTATACCATGCTTGCGGATAATGCAGTAACAGTACAGAGAGGATAGCATGAACGAGTTCGACGAGTGGGACCAAGCATGGAACTTAACTGAGTCAGGCTTGGCTTTGATAGAAGCAATAGAGAAAGTGAAACAAGATGCCGACGTATGAATACAAGTGCGACGATTGTGGTACATCTGAGGAACACAGCCGTAAGGTTGATGACAGAGATGACTTCCCCAACTGTCAGTATTGTACAAAGCAAATGAAAAGAATAATAAACCCAGCACCGATTAAATTCAACGGTACTGGGTTCTATTCAACAGGAGGGTAATATGTGTGAGATATGTTTAGGTGGTGGTTGCTCAGCATGTGAGCCAACCAATGATGAACTTCAGTTTGCTAGTATGAAAGAGATTGAAGAGTTCTACGACATACATGGGGAAGATATGTATGTTGACCCAGGTGAGTTAGACTTAGAAGATATTGAGGAGTACCTTGACGAGTAAGATATTAGATAACATCGCTTGGCTTGTCTCCCCATTCATTATCTTCGGTGGCGTCATTGCCTTGTACAAAATCGTTTGGGGTTTCAGTTACTTTATCTGGCGCATCTTGGTCTGAGAACGGTCTAAAGCCACCTAGTTTATTTACTAAACGCTTGATTGCTCTGTTACCTCTCATGCGTGCAGCATCATCGCTACCTAGAGATAGGTAATTACTTATCTCTTTGTAGTCCATAGACTCTGCATATCGGAAGAAGAGTATCTTTCTATCCTCTTTGCTCAACTTCCAGTATGCGGAGTCTATCTCCATCATCATGACTGATAGGTTGCCACCTTCTGATGGCGCACTTGGTCGTCCTGGTCTACCTAAGTTTAACTTATGTGTAACGCCGTACTCATTACGCAACACGGCAGGAAGCAAGGCTTCCACTACATCTGACTCATAGTAATACAGGTCAGATACATCATAGCCGACTGTCTTGGCTTTCCACTTCTGACAATAATCTAATGCTTGATTTCTAAGCGAACGATAGATTAAGTTCTTGGCATCCTTCTCGCCTATACTTTCCCACTCATCTAACTTATTAGGGTGCTCAGTGAACCATGCATACAACGTCTGCTTTATATCCTCAAACTCAACCATGTGAAACTTACGATGGTACTCAGAGGCTACTGCCGTTACGACGTAATCCCATTTCTCAATCCGTTGCCAGTCCATTTGCCATTTCTTTCTTGTATAGTCGTGTCGCTGACATTAAATCATCTACTGTAATTAAGAATCCCTTAGACAGATTAGGTGGAATGTTACACGTAATCTCTCTACCAAACTCTTTAACTGCAAATCGTAATGCATCTGTTGGTACAATCAATGTGCTTTCTTCTAGCACGAACGCCCAGTACGCTGCCTCTGTCACACCTAATCCTGACGGAGCCCAGTCCTCTATCTTCTTAAAGAAACATTCGGTTTCGATGTAAAGATTATTTGTCTTGGCCCACTTGCGGTCACGCTTTACCTCAACCGTTCGACCACCAGTGAGCAACTCATCTACTAACTGCTCACCTTTACGTCCATATCCAAAGTCTAAATCAAATGAAGATTTGTTAGTCATTATCCCATTGCTCTCGTAGAACTAGCAACCCAATGATTGCATAGTTTGCCATGTCCTTGAAGGAATCCTCAAGGCTTTCGTGCTCAGGGTTTGCACCACTGTCTATCAGGTTATTAATACGTGCTAACTTGTCATGCATTCTAACTCTAAGTCCATTGATTGCACCACCAGGTGCTTGTGAGATATTCTTTGGACCATAATCTTTGTGCTTACTCAGCAACAACTCTGACAATTCTTTTACTGTATTGTCTAAGTGGACCTCGAGGTGGAGTTCCCGTGCAATAGCGGAATGGTAAGAGTCACTAGTAATGTGCGGTCCTCTTTTTGCACGCTCGATATTTTCAGGCCCAGGTTTCCAAGGTATTGTAAAATCTGCCATATTTCTTCATTCTCCATTTTCCAAGAGGCGCTTGAGTTCATTGTCTAAATCATCCATGCTAGTAGTTACAATCATATCTTCTATTACACTGCCGAGTACATTGGGTTTAGTTTCCGCAGTAAACAATGTAGCATACGTAGACTGAACTATGTCTTCAATCATTTCAGGTTCGTGTGCGTATCGATACATGCAACGCAACAATGAACCTATCATTAAACGATATCCGTTGGGCAAGATTAATGCTGGGTCAAACTCTTCATCTTCTTCTAGCAAGTGGTCGGTTGCATCAAAGATATTATCAAACTCCTGACCACAATCAGGACACTTTCTTTCATCCTTCTTCATTGGTTAGTCCCATCTTTTCTTTAATGAAGCCCGCCCCGTATTTAGTATATGCTGAGTTAACATCCTCTCCGTCTCCGAAAGATACTGTCGTGACGGGTAGTTCGCGGGCAAGGCTTGAGGCAAACTCTCTGCCTGGGGCGTCACCGTCGGCAAACACAAAGATTCTCTCGAAGTCTGCAAGAAGTCTTGTATAGTGCTTCTTCCAAGAGTTCGCTCCAGGAACGCCAATGCAGGGAACTCCAACCATGCGAGACATAGTAAGCGTGTCAAGTTCTCCTTCACAGACGCCAATCCAATCACCAGCACGCTCGATATCAAGAACATTATACATCCGAGTATCACTTCCAACCATACCCATATATTTCGGTTCCACGGCAGGATTGAGAGACCTAAAACGCAAGTCAACAACCCCAGTTTTAGTAATATACGGGATGCTAAGTCTACCTGTGTATGCTTCATGTCCTGGTTCAGGCTCCTCTACTACGCCTAATCGTGCCAACCGTGCAACCTCTAGAGGAATTCCCCTGCTTCGAAGGTAACCTTCTGCCAGATGAATACTTTCCTGGTACTTCCTTGATGCTATGCCCAAGAGTTCTTTCTGCGAATTCTGCTGCCCCACGTATGTCACATCCTTCTTGTTGTGCTATGATTTGTAAACTGTTTCCTTGTACACCACACGCAAAGCACACAAACAAATTCTTATCTAAGTTTGCAGTACCTGATTGGTGAGAGTCACCATGAAAGGGACACTTCAAGTTTGCTTGCCCATGGTCACGACGTAGACTAGCACCGTAGTGTTCTAGTACCGCCTTGATACTTGGCAAGTCACTCACCGAAGATGTCTCCTAATCTAAATACTAAATAAGCATCTGCTATTGCTTTGCCCCTGGCTTTAATGATAACTGCTGGAGTAATTTGGTCTGGCGATAATCCTCTAGCCTCCGCATAATGCTTGGCTTCGAGTTGTGCTTCTTTGGTCCAGCCACTAAGGTCGATTTTATTACCTGCACCTGGGGCTTTTGCTTCGACGACTCCAATTGAGCCAAGGAAATCCGAAGAGATAACAATATCTCCTTCATCTCTTGCACCTGTTCTTGCAAGTCGTTCAGCGTTGTATCCATTTGCGCGAAAGTAATTTCGTAAGTCTGTTTCAAAGGTTGCTCCTCGTTGCTTATGAGATTTTCTAGTTGTCATAGTCACACATTCTCTGGTATATCATCCATGAACATATACTCAGGATTGAAAGCAACCCAAGTCATCAGTCCTCCTCCTGCATCAGCGCGACCGTATCTATTCTTAACAGGTGCAACACCCATAGAAGTACCAACAACGCCGAGGGTACATATAAGAGCAGGAAGTTGAGCAACCTTGCCCTGAATAGCGGAGCGTGGTTGACACGGGCTACCTTGGATAGCCTCCGAAGTGTGGTGTAAAACAACCACCGCAGCATTAGTCGCTCTCGCAAGATACTTCAACTCCTTCATCACCGCTCGCATTGAAGCGAACTCTTCGCCACCATCGGTGGCAACATCCATTAAGTTGTCTACTACAATGAGAACTGGTGGACAACCCCATAGTTCTTCGAATGCTTGCACCTCTTCATCAATATCTTGAAGTGTCGGTGCTGATTCAAATGACCAAACAATATGGCTACCCTTTGCAAGAGTAGCCCTAGTCCAGCCATGGTCAACATTCATTAATGCTTCAACATCTGACTGCGACTTACCTGAAATCATAGAGGCAAGGCGCATAGCCATTGTGTGTGCGTTAGTATCTGCTGAGATATAAAGTGTTGGCACTTTCATCTTTAAGGCAAGTGCCAGTGCTAGTGTGGATTTACCCACTCCTGGTGCTGCTGCGAACATCGAAACTTCAGAGCGTCTAATGATAATCTTGTTACTCTCAAACGCTTTGAAACAACTAGGTAGCGGTTCTCCACCAATACTGGGACGACCAACTGAGCGGACAAGTGTACGCATCCTTCATCATTCCCTTCTTTAAAGAATGAGCGTAGCCACCTAGACGGTGTGACTCGATGGCTACGGCTCATTAACGTTTCTTTAGTTTACTGGCTTGCACTGGTCTGGAGTCCCCTGTGGGGTTGGGCATGCCCAGAAAGCGTAAGGCTTCCCAGTGTTCTTGCTCACTCCCTGACGGAAGACTCTCGCTCCGTGTAC